GATCGACCACGGGAGCCGTGACAACGTCGGCAGGAAGAGCCGCCGCCTGGAGACGATCCGCCACATACGACTCAACGTCGCCAATGTCCGAGGCACCCACGGGAACGAACTCTTTGCCCTTGTGAAAAGCGACAGCCCGACGAACCCCAACGGATGGGAGCAAGACGCCGGAGTCTAACTCTTTTTCCTTGCCGCCAAGCACAGCGCGGAAGTATTCCAACGCCTCGATATCAGAAAGCGCCTTTTCGGCCATCCGTTGGGCAATATCAGCAAATTCCCCAAACGACTCAGCGTTCAAACCAATAGCCGTCGAAATCACATCGGGATCAAACTCGACCCGGTGGTCATGGGTAATTATTCCGCCGCCTTCGCTCAACGCCGCCTGGACTGTGTTTTCGCAGACGACCCTAGTATCACAACTCACGAACTTATTGCTTTCGATTCCCTTGTGGCTAATGGTGCAAAGCAGGAAATTTTTTACCCTATCATTACCCGGCAGAGTAAACGACAGCGACTCGGGCGCTTCTAACAAGAGAAACACCTTGCTACCACCAAACAAAGCGCCCGCCGTTACAATTTGGAATCCATACTCGACTTCTATCCTATTGCCGAGCGCCAACAGGGACTCACTCTGGACCGCTTGCCAATACCCGGCAACATAAGGGCCAAAAACCGTATGAGGCTCTTCCACCATTGCAATGTGGTAGCTGTCCTCGATGGCTTCCCCATTAGGCCGATGATTAGCGAACAACGCCACCCTGTAATCTAACCGGGCCGCTTGCATTATTTCAGCGGGAGACGCACCAGCGACAAACGTCTGTGGGTTCGTTTCGCCGGCATGCCAAGGCACCGGGTCACCTTCTCTATAGGCCATTGCAAATTGGCCGTTTTCAGTTTGCATAATTTCATGCGACATTTTCGACTCCACTTGGCAACGTGACAAATGCCACGTTTTCCGCCAAGGGCAAATTTACGGGAAAAGTCCCGCAAGCGCAACCCTTATTTTGCACCGGCAAGAAACCGCCCAAGATCACCGCCGATATGGTGACGCAGTATCGAACCAATAGGAAGCGCCGCAGCAAAACGACGCACGACCCGGCCATCCGACTCAATTGCTGGCTTACGCTGGCTTAAAACATCCCAAGTTTTGCGCACCCAGTGGAACGCCGCATAACAACCGCCGGCTTTGCTCGAATCACTTGCCGCCTTTTTGCCGCTCCCATGAGCAGTAAATACAATGAAATAATGCCGGTCATACCGGACGCATAACGGCTTGCCGCTGCCACAACCTACGCAACCGATTCCCGTCAACTCATCCGGACACCTGACTCCCTTCACACCTTTTTGACTCAGTACCTTTGGACTTTTTTTATCTTTCCAATAATCAGAGGGAACAACGGCGACACTAGCCACGCCGGCAGCGGTCGCGTCCGCCGCCTCCTCGAGAGAGTCGCAACTGCGGTTAAACACCGTCAGCCCCGGCCCGTTCTTTTCGCGCCAATCCGAGAAGTGCGAAAAAAGAAAGGCCGAACCCCCCGGCGGGACGGCTCGACGCACCGCTCGCTCATAACACCTATCAATTTTTACAGTCCCCGTTTGCACGGGCTTTAACGCGCAGCTATCGGGACACGTTCCAAAAACGTCACCGCTCGCCGCACGATAGGTGACCGCGATGCCCTCAGTTTTTTTCGCTTGGCTTTTCGCGATACAATTTAGCATTGGCTTAATTCCTGGAGTCGCGTAGCCAGCCCCGCCATTCTAAGAATCTCCTCACGGGCTATTTTTTTTCCCTCCTCACTCGCTTCCGGATTCTGTAATACTTCAATATAAATTGAAGCAGCACCCGCCCACGTTGGCGTCAAATCAATTGTTTTCGATTCCATGTTCAATCCCCCTAACTATGACAATACCCATCCGTTTCGATGCCTAGCCACATTCCCGCCCAAGGCACCATGATACAATCACCACCGATTGCAATTTGAACCGTGCGGCGAAACGCTAAAAAAGATGTCGGAGTGCGCGGCAAACCAGAAGCCGTCGGGCGCTGGTGAATTTCCCGCAGCCGTTCCATCTGTAACCTTGTCAATTTAAACATTCGACCCTCCTTCCGAATTGACCCAACCCTTCTTTCCACAGCGATAACAAGCATCATATCCCGGTTCATCTCCTCCATTCGCAACGTATCCGTACCCACCACAAGAGGGGCAAGATAGCTTCGTTTTCTGTTCTTTTATCATGTAATCTCTAAACGTCATCATCTGTAAATTAACAGTCATTTTCGACCCCCATTTTTTAAGATACGGGATTTTACCCGTAAGCAATAACAAGAGTCTAGAAAAAAATAAACCCCGGCAACCCGAGGCTTATTTCACGACAAAACGACGCTTTTTTAAATAGCTATGTAGTCCACATTATAACCTCCGAGTTAAATCACGATAAAAAGAGTTTACACCAACCGCCGTTGCAGCCAGCGAAAAAACTTTAGCAGAAATTCAAATAGCATTACTCGACCCCTTCCAGGTTGCAGGGATAACGGCGCAACCTACCGTGCCATCATAATTTTGCGCGTGTACACTATCGTTGATGGCTACAAGGCCGCCGTTAATTTTTTTATGCACCTTGTAAAAAGAGCCGCCGAAATTTTTCCAATGATCAACGGTTCGTAACGCCTCAATTGCTGAAGTTGCAGTTACGGTTTTTTTTCGGGTTATCGATGGCTGATTGTTCAAGTAATATTCTTCTACCTCATAATTTATCATGGTTTAGACCCCTAAATTAGAAGGTGACGCCATCGGAAATGGATTTTTCCATTTTTTCGATGGCGACTAATTTTGTTTCACTAATAAAAACTTCACGCCCGCATATATCCCAAGCGTAATATTGATTTCCGTTAACGGTATAGCCTTCTATCAAGTGAGCGGGAGCGGTTTTGTTCACGGTGACATAACGCATCATATTCAGGACCCCTCTAAAAATTTAGGGCTTCTCACCCACTCGGAAGTTTCTATCGCCAACTTCTAAGCAACGGCCCCATTTCACTTTGAATATGCAAGGCTGGTAACGCCACCTTATGAGACTAACCCTATACACCTATACCGGACAAGTCAACGCCCAAAATTTCTGCCAATCATAAGGTTCCGCAAATGAAGCCACAGGCGATACGGTGCTAAAAGAATCCATACGCAAATCAACAGCACTGCTACCGCCAAAAACATCAAGGACCAAGTTACGCCCGCGGCACACAATAAAAACGTGGGCATGAGCGTGACGCGAGAGCCACGCCACTTGATGGGGAGAGATGTCGATGCTGACCTTTCTTTTTCCTTTAACAAGCTTCAACTCCAGAAAGCTGAATTTTCCGCCTTCGCTGCAACAAAGCACATCGGGTACTCCTGGAAGCAGCCAACTTTCCAACCTTGTTGTCTCAACCTTCCGTTTCGTCGTTTTCAGCCCGTCGCTCAACAAGCGCCACAGCCCCGCCTCCCTTTGGTGCAGATTCTCCTTCGATATCGACTGCTTCAACCGCTTGCGGTGTGATGTCGATAATTGGGTCAAAACCTTCTCTAATTCGCTGAAGCTCATTCTCCACCTCTTCCCGCGACATCGAATCTATGGACCCGTGTCGCACTTCACTCTTGGAAATATAAATATTGCCCTGGGCTTGGCCTCTTCGATATTCCGCCTGGACCGCAGCCGAATAGGCTTTGTCCTCAAGGGCGGCATCACGGATGCGCTGCAAATCACGGATGTGTTTCTTGTACCCTACGGAATACATCTCATCGAGTTCATCACGATAAGCCTGAATTGCCGCAACGACATGTGGGCATTTGTCAGGATGGGTTAATTCCCAAGCCCGTGTGTGCGCCGAACTGGGAGGGTAACCGGCTTTTATGGCGCTTTGCCGTAGCGTCTGAAGGCCGTCAGTTGACACCAACTCTTTTACGAATTTTTCTTGGCGACGAGTCAATTTCTTATCTGGAGTATTTTTAGCAACCATGCAAAATTCCCCTTTAATTTCAACGCGGTCCCACCAAACGGTAAAAAGGTAGCACAAACTCGGCGAAAAGGTTAACAACGTTTTAGTGAGTCGTAGTTATTTCAGGTATTATCCCATAGAAAACGAACTATCCTTAACTAAAAATCGTCCCATGAGTAACATCCGGGGGTTCTTGGCGAGGGACTTTTTGGCAGTGAATTTACTATATATATAAGGCACTTACACTAAAGGTAGCACAAGATCACGGGTCCCGGCTAAAAATTGGGACTTTTATTTTTTTCTAATTTGTAAAATTGACAGTATAAGGGGACCGTGTTTACTGTTTTGTAGCGCAAAAGATGTGAGCGCCGATTTGCGTCTTGCAAACCACCTGCGACCGCCACCGTGGATAAACATAGTCGGCATGGTAATGCGTGGCTGAAGTCAAACCTTCGATCTCCAGGTCGCTATCCAAAATGAGCCGTGCAAGGATCATTGACTCCTCTCCCGCCTTCTCCAGGCGTCCATCACACCAAAATGAAAATTGGCACACATTAAGGGCGAGTCTTCCTGTAAGGAAATGACCTTGGCGCACTACCTCGCAAATTGTGTTAGGCCAGCGCGGGTCTTTCTTTCTGTTTTTGATGACAACCCCAACGGCTAATTTCCCTAGAAGAGGTTGGTTACCGGCCTCATGTTCGATGGCTTCTGCCATGCATTGCACCGGCGTATCGGCCCAGGCGCTTCCTACACCCTGGACCGTGATCAGTGCTGCGCCAACAATCACCCCTGCTATTCGTCCCATTCCGATTGGTTCTCCAGCCATTGCTGATAGAGATTCCCTTGTTTTTGTCTGTAGCGTCGAGCCGCAGCCTCCATTGCCCGGAAGCTCCCCTTGCCTTTTTTTGGAGGCACTCGTTTCGGTTGATAGAGCTTACCCCGGAGGGCGGCTGCATGGGGATTCTTAATTTTTTTCACGGCGGCTCTCCTTGATCTTTGCCAGCCAAATGGCCTTGAACTCTGGGTCGTGGGCCTTGGCCGCTGCTTGCAGGAACTTCGCCTCACGGCGATTCTGCTTGATGCGCTCGACCAGGGCGAC